TCTTTCCTCCTCATTTCCTCATACTCTTCAAATGCTTCTTTAAACTTCACCTCTCCTTCTCTTTCATAAGGTTCAACACTTCCACCTTTTCTTCTATGCAACATATTATACTGTACAGGTGTATAATCTCCAGGATCAATCCCTTCCTCTCTCATACTCTCAAATCTAAGTGCAGTTCCTATCTTCTTATACCCTTTCTTCCTCATACTCCTTTGATACAAACCTCTTGCCTCCATATACCTATGTGCTTCAACTAACCTCATTTCATCTTTCATCTTTCCATTATTCTCAAGTACTTCACATAACAAGTCAATACTCCAACTTATCAACTGACTCATCGTCCTAATATGATACCCTTCATTTAACCAGAACTTGTCCAACCTAGCTAAATTAACTACATTAACTCTACTTTGAACAGGAAAACTTGCCTCTTGATCCTTTTCCTTCTTACTACCTCTTCCCACTAATTGCCCATTAGACATTGTAATTCTCCTTTGTGTGTAATATGTTTTATTGTAACATTGTAACGATGTTTCCCGTGTTCCCGATATAAGAGGTGCGTTATTTAAACGTGTATACGTAACATACGTAACATACGTAACAAACTAACCTACAAAAATATATTTTTTATATACCCCTCCCTTATATCGCGGATACGACTTACAATCATTACATTCATTACAAATCATATTATCACACAATATTACAAATGTCAATGTACATTTACTCCAGCTAACATTCACACTATCCATTTCCAACTTTTCCATTCCATCCCTTTACAAGACCTGTAGGAAATTACAACTTATTTATTCAACAAGTTCTCCCTAATCCACTTCATTTGCTCCTCTTGGCTCATACCTTTCAACTTAGCCGCAACTGCTTCTTCAGGGCTCAGTTTCACCCCTTTAGTCCTCAAGCCATCGAATACAAAAGTTTTACCATCAAGGGCTTTTATTTCATCAGCTGTCAATTTCCTAAGCCCACTTTGCACCGCTATTGTCCTATCAGCTGCAATATATCCCTTGATCACTTCATCAGGACACGTCCTAAGATCATACTTAGCGGTAATTTTGACCCTATCACCTTGATCATTTTTGACAGAGAAAACATGGCTGATGATACCTATTGCTTGACCTATAGTATTTTCCATCTTTCTATTCCCCTTTCTTGAGAATACCTGGATTTCCTACAGGCCTTACAAAAGGATGGAATGTTACCATTTTGTACCATTAACACCTTAACAATGGGCATCGTTGGAAAATTGTTATTAACCGCTAATCAATTCAGTCGGTTCCAATGTCCAGTGGGATTCAGGGTCATTTTCATCCCATTGTTGAAGGGTAAAGTCAAAGTATTGAATTTCCAATGTTTCACCATTTTCATCAAAGGTAGTATTTTCCATGTAAACATCAACATTCGGATGTTCAGTGCACCATTTCGCCAATACATTTGAATTCATCATTTCACCTCGAATAATGAACGATGCCCATTATCAAGGTGTTAATGATACACATTATTTAATTGTCAAAGAACAAGTTACCGAATTTATTCGTTCGCGCCCGATTGCGCCGTTTCAGGACATCCCGTCCCTCAACGTTGGTTACATCATACCACATCGTACACGTTTGTCAATATATATTTTCATAGCCGACGAAATAATTTCACCCAAGGTCGATGGGGGTAGTTGGGTTCAATAGTGCGTGGGTTACCTCTCCCACATTTTGGAACAAGTTACAAAGAATGTACAACATGGTGCATTCATGAACAGGTTAATTGTTAATAAAAGGTAATTAAGGAGGTAAACGATCTGGGAAACAAAAGACGTTCCAAATTTTGGACTGTCTTTAAAGAAAAAAAAGTTGTTCCAACTACTGAGAAAAACGTACTGAAAATCTCATTGACATTCACAACGGAATATGTTATGCTATACCCATTCGAGTAATAGATGATCATAAACAAGGTACGTTATGTCTCAGGAAATTACTATAAGAAATGGCCTTTACGGCTTTGAAATGAGAGATGAGGATCGTCGTAGACGTTCACCAGAAGAACGTAAAACTTACGAGATCAAGCAACTTTGGCAACTTAACCATGAGATCCTTAACCTCGCTGCAAAGGGATTCAAACAAGTTGAAATCGCCGACATCTTGAACATCACTCCTCAGACCGTATCTAACACACTAAACTCTGAACTTGGCCAACATAAACTTTCCGAACTCCGCCTTGAACGAGATGAAGAGACAAAGGTAATTGCTGAGAAAATCCGTGTCTTGACAAACAAAGCTTTGAAAATCTATCATGAAATAATAGATGACGAATCAGGAGAAAGTACCCTTAAAGACAAAAAGACAGTCGCAGACACTGTAATGCTTGAACTTTCAGGTCTTCGTGCTCCTACGAAAATCCAATCAGCGACAATGAACTACAACCTTTCAAAGGAGGACATTGAGGAATTTAAAAGGCGGGCCGTTCAAGCTGCACGCGAGAGTGGCATGATAGTCGATGTGGAAGAAGAGAAGGTAACCAAAGAGGAGTTTCATGACAGTTTGGATTAAACAAGGTGTGATCGGAGACTTACAGCCAATTGCTCGTAAAGGTTTAGGTAAAGTAGCCTCTCTTTACGAATCAAAAGGTCTAAGTCTCTGCGTTACTTCCTTTCGAGACGGTAACCACATGGCAGGGTCCCTTCACTACGATGGTCTAGCTTTTGACTTTGTCCCTGTAAGTGAAATAACTATAAACGACATCAAGCAAATACTTGGCCCTCAATGGGACGTAATTAACGAACAGACTCACATTCACTGTGAATTTGACCCAAAAAAGTGAACCCAAATTTTGGAGCATCTTATGAAAAAATTTCTTTTAACAATTACCTTGGCAATATTCCTAATCCCCTCCATAGCATTTTCAGCCCCTGTAATTTGGAAGAATGCTAATCAAATTACAGTTGGCTGGGATGCTGTGACAGACCTTGCTGATGGATCGGCCTTGCCATCAACTGACGTTATAAAATACGAAATCTTGCTCAAAGATGCAGCAGGGACAGTGACAACTGCAACACTGGCTCCAATTACAGAGACTCAATACACTATAACTTTCTCAACTGAGGGTCGATATCTTGCTGGTGTCAAGGCTATGCGCTACGATGCAGAAGGCAACTTTCTTTCCGAATCAGAAGTTGCATGGTCTGACAACGAGGTATATGCACCTGACCCTTTCGGTGTTTTGTGGTTTGCAAGCCCGGGAATTCCTGGAAACCTCCGGACTGTGGTGCAGTAATAGAGACAGTTAATTGAAAAAAGTTATCTCTGTAACCTTTGGACTTACTCAAGAAGAGATTGACTTTATAAATGAATTTCATATAAAGTGTGGAGTTACAAAATCATCAGTTTTAAGGTTTGCAGTTAATCTCCTAATGTCCATAGAAAAGGGTGGATTGATCGAGGGCTCAGGATGCACTATAAAAAGAAAGTACTCTTAATCATCTCATTAGCTTTCATAGCTGGATGCGTCTCAGGTCAGGTAATCTCTACTCCACAATCTGATTACCTCAAAGCTCAAAAACTCTACCTTCACTCTTGGAACTCATACCATAATGTTTGGCTAGCGCTTCCAAAAACTGATCCAAGGAAAAAGGAATGGGTAGATAAGTACCACCCACTTTTCCTCAACGCAGGTATCGCTCTATCCAACTGGGCCTCACAACCTTCTAACGAAACACTTGAACAATTAGCCAATACTGCTCTTGACCAAGTCGAAGATATTCTCATCCAACTTATGATCAAAAAGGAAGTAAACAATGACAGTTGAAACCGCTGGTCTCATCGGAGTAATGTTGGCAAGATTTCTTATCACCACTTATGGTTCAATTAATGAACTTTCTGAAGAAGAACTTGCTAAGCAGATAGCTGATAATTTACTAAAAATTTACAAAGTCCTTGAAGTCATCAGGGCGGAACAGGCTGAATTTAACAATGGCTGACGAACTGTCCACTTCAACTGATTACTCAGAGGAACTCTGCATTCTTGCCATAGCATCAATTGCCATAGTTTCCATCATTTACCTTGGTGCAGATGCATCTAACATAGTCTCCGCTGTCGGAGGTGGCCTAGTAGGTTATCTCAAAAGAGGGAACGCTTGAACTATTTAATCACAGGCTCGAACGGATTCATAGGAACAAACCTTAAAAACTATCTCGAAACCCAAGGCCATGAAGTAATTTCCATAGATTATCCAACTGACCTTTGTTTCTACGAACCTTCCACCTCAATTGCACCTATCCACTCAGTAATCCATCTAGCTGCAGAAACTAACGTTCGCGACTCAGTTCAATTCCCTGAACGTACGTTCCTTCGCAACTGCCAATCAACACTTAAAGCACTTGAAATTGCCAGAATGAATTCCTCCAAGTTTATCTTCGCCTCTTCAATTTCAGCTGAAAGGTCCCTCTCACCTTACGCAGCATCTAAACAAGCAGGTGAGTCAATCTGCAATGCCTATCGAGAATGTTATGGTTTAGAAATTACCATTCTTAAACTTGCCAACATTTTCGGACCACACTCGATTCATAAAACAAGTGTAATCTCCAAGTTTATCAAAAACATCTTCGACGACAAACCACTTGAAATCTTCGGCTCAGGACTTCAAACTCGAGACTTTGTCCACGTTGAAGACCTTGTTCCTTACTTTGACACAAGTGATGAAAAGTTCACTTGCTCAACCGGACACCAGCGGACGATCATCTCAGTTGCTCAAATGCTAAATAAAATATCGTATGAACAAATAGGTAAAGAATCACCTATTGTTCACCTTGACAAGAAAAAAGGAGAACTCTTTCATTCAGCCAATCCCTTTAACATCACCCCTTCCAACTCATTCTACGAACAACTAGAATCCACTTTTCGCTGGTTCATAGGTAACTACTCATGACTGAAATAAGGCCGTTACTTTGCAACCTAGCAAACGTTGAACCGATCCAAGTTTGGCCTGAACAACTTGTTAACAAACACCAAGTGAACAAACGTCAAGGAATTGATCTTTCCGGAGACTGGGACACGTTAGGTGAAACCGTCAGGGACGGCTATATTTACAAAGCCTTCCTCAAACGTCTTAATGGCTCCGACTGGAAAGACACCTTACTTTACAAAAGAAAGTACAAAAAAGGTGAACGATGGCTTAAAAAATTAAAAGTTTGGGACCAGATGTTGAAGGACATAGTTGAAAATGGCTACGTTCACAGACCAATCAAAGATCCAATTGACAACTATATGTCCATCTTAATCGGCCGCAACGGACATATGTTTATCTACAATGGAATCCATAGGTTTGTCTGCTGTCTTTTGTCGAAAGTTGAAACAAAAATTCCTGTAAAGGTCCTAGCTCGTCACGATGAATGGTCAACTTTTCGAAACAACTGCATTGCATACCAGAAGCGTCGTGGCAAGCTTTATGCTCAACTTCCTCATCCAGACCTTGAACATATTCCTTATTACTGGACAAATGAACGAGCTGAATTAATTGCTGAAAACTCGCTCAGTCAAGGAGGATTCGTAGTTGATGTCGGCGCTCATTGGGGGACTACTTCATCAGTCTTAGCATCAAAAGGCTTTGATTGTATGGCTGTTGAAAAGTCAAAATCACACTTTAATAGACTTTATAAAATATCACAGTTTCCAAATGCGTCTTTTACTGCAGTTCTTGGAGATGTAACTAAGTCAGACCTTGGTGGAACTATTGTGATGCTCAACTTTGCCCACCACTTTACTACATCAAAGGTTAAACTAAATCAGTTAATCCAATTTTTGGAACGTCTTTCGGCCAAGGAAATTTTCTACCAAGCACATCGGACAGATGATAAATGGGCACCTTTTATGCTTCCAAGTGAAATGCTATCTCTTATTGGACTAAAAAGTGGTCTTAGGCAATTTAAAGAGCTCAAAACCTTTAACGGACGAACTCTTTATCACCTTTACTAAATGAAAGAACTTTCAGTCATAATCTCTAACCGTAACGACACTGCAATGCTCAGTGTTACAATCAACTCTTGTATTGAAGAACTTTCTCCAATTGGCCTTAAAAATTGCGAGATTATAATTTGCGACAACTCAGACGATTCAATCTACACCACCCTCAAATCTTTCCTCCCAACTGGCTACATGCGAGACAAAAGACTCAAAGTTTTTCGTCAAACTTTTCCCTGTCTCTTCACCGCACGTGAAACAGCTGCACAGTATTCAACTGGCAAATACATCCTCTGTGTTGACTCTCACATGTTAATAGGCCATAACACTTTCCTAGACCTCTACAACTTCATGGAGGCTCACTCCAATGATCAAACTATGGCGTTCGCGCACGCGCCGGTTAACTGGACGCACCACCATCAAAGAAACGCAGTCCATGATCGAGACATGTCTAAGAATGAACTTGGAGATTGGAATAGAGCTTACCAAAGTGAAAGAACTATTACATGGAAAGGAATGCCCTGGATCTGTAGAAGAAATTGGTTCCTTGACAAAGTCTCTGGCCTCGGTGCGTATGGCGCTTTATCGCAACATAAGGTTAGTTGGGGAGGCGGAGACATGCACATCGGAATTAAGCCCTGGCTCTTAGGATTCAAGAACTGGGCTGTTCCCACTCGCCCTTGCATTCACATAGGACCATTTCCAAAAAATGACTTAACTGACAATCCAGCTGAATCAAAGGTAGCTAATGGCTCTGGTTATCGCTATCGTCTTTGGTCCAGCTCTGGAACTGGTCCTCATGCCTTAGGCTTCCTCGTCTCTTGTTTCGTCCTTGGTGGCGAGCAAATGATGAACAGAAACAAATCAGCAATTATGTCTCGTTTCGGACGCTTCATAAATGTCGAGGAATGGTGGCAACAAGCTATGGTCTTTGGCAAGGATGAAAAACAATGGCTTGATGAACGTAAACTAATGACATTTGAACAGTTACTAGAAAGGAAACCTTGGAACAATGGCTATGGACACTAAGCCAAAAGTTGCAATCCTAATGCTCTCCTGGCTACGTTTCAACACTATGCTTGAAACCGTCTCAAACTTGCCAAAGACCTGCACTTCACCCCTTCACCTAATTCTCCGTGTCCAAGGTGCAGAACGTCTATCCGAAGAAGAGCGTCAACAAGTTTATGACTCTGCAAGGTTCTTCCACTCAACAGATATCTACTTCACTCGCGACAACATAGGCACTGCAGCTGCACGTCTTGACCTTACCCATCGAGGTGCAAAGCAAGGCTATGAATATATGATGTTCACAGACGATGATATAGATTTCCCAGAGGGTGGTATTGACAGACAAATAGAAGTCCTGGACACCCACCCGGAGATCGGCTCCGTATCCCTTAAACCTGGAGGTATCAAAAAGGTTCAAACTGTGGATGAGAATGGAGTACTTTTAACAACCTATGACCAAGTTGATACCACCCTCTGTGAAGTTTACCTCATCGGTTCAGCTTCCATCATGTTTCGTTCTTCACTTTACACAGATCATTTAGTCGCTCCAGACCCAGCATACTACATCGGCACTTGGGACTGGGACTTTGTTCTCCAAGTTCGAAACGTTGGCTACAAAGTAACAGTCATTACAGACAAAAAAATCTTAAACAAACGAGGTGGGAATGAGGAATATCGTCAAAAGCGTAGGAATAAAAGGTATGTTAGGGAGAATCGAAAACTATTCATAGAAAAGTGGGGCTTTGATCCTGTTCGTAGCAGACGTACCAACTCTGAGTTCACCAAACCTGTTGATGTAACTAGATTACTCTCAAAAATTGAACAAAAGAAATTCCTCGAAGAACTTGAACAGGAACTTGGTCCACACCGAGTGGAAAAGGTTGTCCGCTTAAACAATGACAATATAGTAATTGGTACCGACTGGCGTTCACGCATGAGAGCAAATGGATAAATCTTTAGAAAACATACTTGAAGCCTGTTCTATTTCAACAAGGATGACCGCTAAAACTTTCTTCCCTGAACGTTTCTCTATGCCATTTGCAGAACAAGTTCATGGTAAAATCTTTGACCTCATTGATGGACCTTCACAGAAAGTTGCAATCGCAGCACCTCGTGGATGGGGCAAGACTTCAATAGTTGCTCTAGCCCTAATGGCTCGTTACATCCTATTCCGTCACACAGGTTTCATCTGCTACATCAACAAGTCTCACGATGCAGCTTCACTTCAAACTGAAAATCTCCGTCGTGAGCTTGTAACAAACAAGGAAATACGTGCCTTCTTTGGTTCATTCAAAGCTTCACGACTTTCCTCTGATTTTGAAGAAGTCTTTTCCAAAAAAGCCTGGGTCGCTTACGACACCCTTGTATGGCCACGTGGTGCAGGACAACAAGTACGTGGGGTCCTATTCAAGAACGATCGACCTGGGCTTATTGTAATAGATGACCTCGAAGACCCTGACAAGATTGAAAATGACGAAATTCGTCAAGGTTGGTATCAGTGGCTTTATGCTGATGTAATTAAAGCTGTTCCAAGAATTGGAAAGAATGCGAAGAATTGGAAAATTGTCTACATTGACACCCTCAAACATGAAGATTCAGTGTTGCAGAAACTTCTAAATTCGTCCGAGTGGGACTCGGTTCGTCTCGAAGCTTGCAATGATGACTTTGAATCCACCGCACCACAGTTTATGTCTAACGAGGACATCCAAAAGGAATGGGAACAGCATGTGCAAGCTGGACAAACAGATGTATTTTTTAGAGAGCTTAGAAACCTTCCTATATCTACTAAGGACTCTGCCTTTAGACAAGAGTATTTCAGATACTATAATTTTCCACCAGAGCGCCACGGACTCGAAAATGATATATCCACACTTGACACTGAAGTGCAACAAAACAAGAACATCGAAACAGTAGTCCTCCTTGATCCAGCAAAGACTGTAAAAATCCACTCCGCTGAATCTGCCATTATAGCCATTGGCATTGACCTTACAAGCGCTCGTGTTTACATTAGAGATGCAATCTCCGAGAAAATGTACCCAGATGAAATCTACGACGCTCTATTCGGCACTGCTATCCGTCTCGGAGCAAAGGTCCTAGGAATTGAAGAAACTTCTCTTAACGAGTTCATAAAACAACCTATTAAAAATGAAATGTTTCGTCGAGGAACATTCTTTGAACTTGTTTGGCTAAAGGCTCGCGGTGGAATGAAAAAGGAGCACCGTGTTAAGGAACTCGTACCTTACTACCGAGGTGGTTACATCTACCACAATGCCTCTTGCTTTTCAATCAAAAAGCTTGAACAACAGCTCCTCATGTTTCCTCGATCTGCCCTATGGGACCTCATGGACTGTGAAGCTTACCTAGTTGAAATGCTTGAACTAGGCGAACGTTACTTCAGTCCTTCTGATAATCCAGATGATATTGAATCTGAGTTCAAAGAACTTGATTACGAAGCACCGATTGAAAACTGGAGGTATGCATGACTGGGCTTGAACAAGTCTTTGGTGGAATAATTATTGCAGTTGGAGGTACTGGTTTGGGAGGTTTAATTTTTGGAAAGAATAAGTTAACTAAGGAGGAATTTCAAGAACTTTGCTCTGAACGTCAACATCATTGTACTGCTCTCATGTGTGTTGAGCTTAAACACTTACGTGAGAGTCAAGAAGAAGTTAAACGGGATATGAAAGCAGTTTTGAAGAAGATTTCAGACAATCCAAAAATTGGATCATCTAATACTTAAAGGAATTAATATGCCAGCATATATCCTAGTATTAGCTGAACAGGCTGATCTGCCAACTGCTGATATTCAGTTAACTTTTCAATGTAAGGCTTCCGGAGGGACTCTACCATTCCAACGACTTTAGTACCTACTACTATATCGCCAGAGTATTGGGCTACTTGTTTTGGTGAATATGCAGGAGGAGTAGCTCCTGGTGATTGGACTGAAAGATGGAATGTAAGCATTGCTCAGCCTATTACTGTACCAAGTGTAGGTACTACTATATATGGTGGGCAGTACCTTAGGATAAACCATAGTTCTGATGGTAGATATGCCCTCTCTTGGGATGATGTTGGGTCTCAGTATAATGTAGAAATGCTAGCCTTAGTTCGTTGGGCTGCGGCTGATGATAGCGTCATAAGACTAATGGCTAGAGGGTCTGGAAATGCAGGAACTGAGACTGGATACTTTGCCAATATAAAGGATACTAGTGGTTTACTTGAGATTTCAAAGTTCGTTAATGGGGCATATACAAATATAGCTAATATTCCAAAAGCTTTTAACATCAGTACTTGGTACTGGTTTAGGTTTAGTGTAAATGAGGATCAATTAAAGTGTAAGATTTGGGAATTTGGAGCTGCAGAACCTGGCTGGGACATAGAAACTTCTGATTCATCTATAACTGATCCTGGATGGGCTGGTATAGGATCAAATACTGGAGATTGGAATTACTACGACTGGTTTTCCTTATCGACTAATGGAGCTGATCCTTATTTACCATCAGATGTAGAAGGATGCACTACAAATCCTCCTACTACCAGTGCTCTGACTACTATTGCACCTACAACAACCTTAACTACGGCAGCACCAACTACCGTACTCCCAGTTTCATGTTCACAAGACCTTGATTCAAAAATTAACACTGAGATTTCACTAAACTCTTTAATAACAAAGGAAATTGACCTAGATGGAAACCTTTGTAGGTGATACAGTTAAATTAACTATCGATTGCCATCTTGACATTTCTGGCTATTTAACGAAATTGATTAAGTATAAAAAGCCAGATGGAACAACTGGCTGCTGGACCTCAGCAATTTGTCCAGCTGATAACACTTGTATGACTTACACTACTTTAGTGACTGACCTAGACGTTGCTGGCTTATGGTTCATTCAAGCTTATGTCGAAGGTGGTGGTGCATATCTTCATGGCAAATGGGATGAGTTTACAGTTTTCACACCTTACCCGGACTGTACATAATGTACTTGACCATAACTTACATCCACTCCACCTTTGGTGTGCCTTTAATGGAAGGTATAAAATACTGTTTAAGTTTTACGAGACGTTAATTTGGAAACCTTTAAACTTTTTCATAACGAGGTTAAGATGAGAAGAAAACTTATTCCAATTATTTTTTTAATTTTCTTGTTTGTTCCTTCACTAGCTTTTTCTGCAGGTGAGACATTAGTCACAGATGTAGAAACTGCATCTGCAATAGCTTTTAATGGTTCTTGTTGGTTCAACGGAATAGCTGTGCGAACAGACGGAACAAATGCAGTTACTCTTAACATCTATGATGGAATAGCAGCTTCAGCTATTAGGTTAATTCCGACTAACATGGCAATAGATGGAGACGCTAATTACTTCGGTTACAAACCACCTTTTCCAATCAGGTGTAGAACTGGCATTTACGTAGCAGTTGCAATTGCAGGTGGTGGGACTTGTGCTTATCAAGTATTCTATTCACAAGTGAGGCCATAGATGATTATCACTAGGATGCAAATAGCTGATGGAACCTGGCAATGGTCAACGGATACCGTGAGGGGATCATGGGTTGATACGGGGGCGACGGACTGATGAAACGAATCTTTCCCACAATTTGCCTTGTCCTGCTTTTGTGCGGCC